TTGCGTTGCAGTTCCAGCTGGACACCAGCCTCAGTGATTCCGAACGGTTTCCCCTGAAGCTGGCGGACTTGATGGTGCTGGAGGTGTCCGACCACGGCCCCGAGAAGGTGGTGTGGAGCTCTGGCGCCGAGTACCGCATCAGCGACCTGCCGACCGTTGGGTTCAGCGGCGACTACTACTACCGGCCGGCGTACATCCACGGCACTTGGTTGCCGTTTGACGGCTGCGTCATGTTCATTGACCCGTCTGGCCGCGGCCTGGACGAAACGGCGTACGCGATCGTGGCCCACCTGAACGGCAATTTGTTCCTGCTGGAGTCCGGTGCGTTCCGTGAAGGGTACACAGAACCCGTCCTGCAAGGCCTAGCAGCCGCTGCAAAGCGCCAAAAGGTCAACTTGATACTCCTGGAGGACCAGTTTGGCCAAGGCATGTTGGAGAGCCTCCTGAAGCCGTACCTGCAGGTGCAGCATCCGTGCAGCATCGAGACCGTCAGGTCCAACGTGCAGAAAGAACGCCGGATCATTGCGGCCTTGGAGCCCGTCTTGAACCAGCACCGCCTGATCGTCAGCAGGTCCGTCATCGAATCTGATGCCAAAGGCCGGGACGAAGAAGCAATCGAGCGCCGCTTGGCGTACCAGTTGTTTCACCAGCTCACCCACCTCACCGTCGACCGCGGGTGCTTGGCCCACGACGACCGTCTCGACGCTTTGGCCGGCGCCGTTCAATACTGGAACGAATCACTGGCGATTGATGAAGACCTTGCCATCCGGGAACGACAGTCAGAGCTCTGGGACCTTGAGCTTCAGGCGTACATGGGGAACCTTGAAGGCGCTCTTGACCGAAACCTTCTGGGGGGCAGCATTACAGATCTTGCTGCGGCCCCGGCCACCGGCGGCTGGATGCGCGTCAAGCGTTGAACCGCCCAGCCCCAAGGCCTGGGTGATCCGGCTCCCCAGTGAGTTCGTGATCTACAAGGGGGCCAAGACCCAGTGCTCGTTTCAGACCGTCGTCATGGCCGAATCGGCCCAGATGGCTTGGGAAATTGCGCTTCGCTCTGATTTTTGGGAGCAACTGCCCTGGGACGTAGATAAGGTTCAGGTGTTTCCAAAGACCCCAGTGACCGCAGATGTCGACCATTCGCCTGGCTGACGCCGCCAAGCACGACGAAGGCCTGCCGCATCAGCTGGCAGCCTGGAACGCGCTGCAAGAAACCCTGAGCCCCAAGCAGCTGGATGACTTTGCGACCCTGTACCGGGCTGCCCCAGCGCCCAAGGCGGGCCTATTCCAGCCCGGCTCCCCGTTCTCGTACAAGCTGACCCCCAACGTCACCTACGGGGAGTTTGCGCAGCAGTCGGAAGCCCGCAGGTTTACGGCTCAGCACCAGTGCGACACGGCCCTGCTGCTGGCCCAATTTATTCAGAAGGCCCGGGACCACTTTGGCGGCGCTGCGGTCATCACCAGCGGCCACCGTCCGCCCAAGATCAACGCCCAGGTCGGTGGTGCCAGCCAGTCCGAGCACCTCTACGACGCCCCCAACACCGGTGCCGTCGACTTCTACATCGACGGGGAGTCCGTCTACACCCTGCAGGCTTGGGCCGACAAGGAGTGGCCGTACTCCTTGGGCCTCGGGGCACCCAAAGGCTTTATCCACATCGGGGTGCGCCCGGGCAAAACACGGATAAGATGGGACTACTGACACCAGACCCATGAAAAAAGGCACCAAAGGCACCAAAGGCGGCGGCGGCAAGAAAGGCTACTGATGGCTGACCCCAAAGAAGGGCTGTACATCAACATCAAGCGAAAGCGGGACCGGATCAAGGCCGGTTCCGGTTAAGTTATGCGTAAACCAGGGGCCAACGGGGCCCCCAGGGCCGCTGATTTCACGAAGGCCGCCAAGACCGCCAAAACGACGTAGGAAGCTTAGCTCCCCTACCGCTTTACCAGTGGGCTGACGACACCAGCCAGGATTTCGATGGCCCGGTACAGCTTTACAGCCATCCGGCTGTAGTTGCCCAGGGCTTCGTTGTCCTTGGGGGTAGGCGTGAGGTTCACAATGGCCACTGCAGCGCCATGGACGGCGATCGCAACGGCAACGTACTCAGCGATCCTGGGAGTCATGGAGATTTGGTAGCTGCGGCCCAGTCTGGCAGCCTCGGGACAGGTTACTAGCGGCCTCCTTGGCGAACCATTTGGCTTTGGTGGCTTCGTTGTGCCAGGCCACGTTCAGTCTTTCCGCCATGGCAAGTAGGCTGGCCCAGTCCTTGGCGCCATGGGTTGCCAACAGGGCCCGTTGCACCCGTTCTTGGCGCAGCTCTAGTTCTAGGTCCTGCTCGATGGGGTTCAACGTTTGCGCTCAATGGCCCGAAGGCGTTCTTCGTGGTCCTGCAGCATGATTTGCATCGCGCCAAGGATCGTGGTGGTCTTGGCCTCGAACCGGCCCAGACCCCCGGCAATCCGCCAAAGGGCTGAAACGCCAGCCCCGCCAAGGCCCAAGACGGCAACGAGGGTGGCTGGGTCCATGGTTGCGGCTTTGGTGCTGATCTAGCTTACCGGCCCCAATGGGGCCACGCTCTGCGCCTAGAGAATTACGCGCCTTCCAAGGCAGCCTTGATTTCGTCAGGGTCAGCGGCGGCGTCGATGGCAAGCTGGACGTTGGCGTACTTGTCGCGGATCTCTTGGCGGGCAGCCTCGGCCTCAGCGGCATCAGCGCCTGGGATCTGCTTGGCGATGATCTCGTCGAAGGGGGCGAAGGCTTTGGTGCGGGCTGCCCGGCGTTTGTCGTGGCCGATGGCGCGGCACTGGTCAAGGTCGTGCTCGACGCAACCGTCACCGATCACCCAGGCATCGCGGAAGTACCGGTCGCTAGGGATGCCAGCAACGTCAACAATCTCGTAAGGGACGCCGGGTGGCACATCCTTCAGCGCCAGCTCAACGGAGCCGGTTGGGACGATCACGGCAACACCGCCGGATTCGGATTGGAAAATGATGCGAGAAGTGGTCATGGTGGTTGTGGTTGTCATTGTGGATTAGCGGAAAATGGCGACGGAGACAAAAGTAGAATCACCTGCATTGGCTGCATGATCAGTGATAGAAAGGCGCACGCCAGAAGTGGTAAAAGGTGTTGTGTTATTGAAATGCAGCCATCTTGGCGGACTATCTCTCTGGCAAAGACCACATGCCGAATAATTCGCATCCGCCAAAGCCGTCGTAAAGTTCACCGTGTAATCCCCGGTCCCGTTGTCGGTGATGCTGCTTACATTCCCACTGGCCCTAATTGCTACCGTACCCGTACCGTTAAAATTAACCCAAGCGCGGCAACCGTAAGCCACAGCGGAAGATCCGTACCCAGAATCAAACGATAGAGTCCCGGTAAACAATGGAGACGCCAGCGGCGCTCTGGAAGTATCGGAAGCATGGACGTGATCGGCTCTAGCAAAAGTGGTGCCAACCCCCACAGCTGCCGTGCCGTCCATGACTGGCGTAGTGGATGACGATTGGCCCAACACATAAGCCGTAGTGGCTAGCTGCGTGGTGTTGGTGCCGGCGGCAGCCGTAGGGGCTGCTGGGATCCCTGTGAACGTCGGGCTAGCAAGGGACGTTTTTTCTGTGTCTAGCTCCTCAATGGCGGCTTGGACCGTGGTCGCTGCAACGCCCCCAGCCGGGGTGAACGCAAGCTTGGTGGCAGCGATCGCTGCGGACGCATTGATGTCTGCGTTGAGGATGGTGCCGTCAAGGATCTTGGCGCTGGTTACAGCCCCGGCGTCAATCGTCCAAACTGAGCCCCCGACCGACGTCGTGATGTCCCCCTTGTCGCCGTTTGGGATCACACCTGCCAACCCATCAACCAGTTCGTCGTCGAGCTCCTGTTGGGTGTAGATGGACTGTTTTGCGTTGGTGTCCAGGTCAGCTGCGACCAGCGTCGCTCCATCGGTAAAGTCGACGAGCGGTGCAGAAAGCGGCGTCACCCGGTACACCCGTACCTCAGCCCCATTGGCGGGGGCCACATCCATCTGGATCAGGCTGTTGTTGACCCAGGTGAACGTGGCGGGAGAACCAGCAACCGTGACGGCCACGTGCTCCCGTCGGATGTAGCCGAACGCCACCGCGTACTGGGTGGTGGACCCGTTGCCAGTGAACAGGGTGTAGGAATAAGCCATCAGCGGTTACCGGGAGTGGGGGACCAGGGGCCGCCGGGCTGGGCGGGTTGCGGATTGTTGTCCATACCATACTGCCGGAAGTAATCAGCCTCCAGCTTGCGGCCTTCCGCTGCAGCCTCTTCGGCGGCGATCAACTGGCCCTTGGGTGTGGACAATTTGTACTGGTCTTTGGCCAGCTTCTTGAACACCTGGATCTCAGCCTGGATCGCAGCAGCCCGCAGGCTGACGTCGCGGCTTGATGGGCCGTCCAGTGGCCACGACTGGTACTGGGCCGATTGGATCAGCTGCAGGGCAGCTTGCTCGAAGGTGTTGCCGTACTGGTCCTTGACCGTGGCGAACGTGGTGATGTAGTCCTCCAGTTCGCCTGGGGTCAGCCGCATCTCGGGGCCGAAGTCGGCGGCCCTGGGCCCCATGAAGGTGGTGCCTTTGCCGGACAACATGCCCATCTCCTCGTGGACCGGGCCCAAGGGCTGGCGGCCTTGGCGGAACGCAGCGAGCGGGGTGAACTGCAAGCCGGCCTGGAGCCAGGGCATCTCAACTGGGATGATTTCGCCGCCCATGATCCCTATGGTCAGGATCGGGGCCCCATTGATCCAGTCACGACGGGCCGGCAGCTCGTTGGACCAGCCAGGCACGGCGTTGCGCACCTCGTCGAAGGTCTCCTGCCAGAAACCCATCAGGCCGCCAATGTCGCTGGGATCAACGGTGCGGGCAATAGGGTCCACCTCCCGCCTGGCGGCCCTCAGGGCGCTGCTGTACGGCACCATGCTGGCTGCGACGCGGGACAGGAACCGGGCCAATGGGTCCCGTTGTGCCGGGCCAGTCATGATCTTGCTCGGGTTGAACATGGCCTCGTAGACCTCGTTGAAACCCTGGAAGTAGGTCTTGTTGAGGATCCCGCTGGTCGACGCCCGGACCAAGGTCATCACCAGCGAGCTCCCAAGCCGGTTGCGCTGCTCGGTGGCCAAGTTGTTGGCGATGTCCGTGTAATCGCCGATGGCGCCAAATAGGGTGGCGTACGGCTCCAAGGCCTGCATCGACGTCGGTACAGACCACTTGCCGGCGGCCTCGTCCCAGGCCTGCACCGAGTACGGCATCCGGCCCTCGATGAGGGTCCATTTCTCCTTGGCTGCTGGGTCGAGCGGGCCGCCACCGTTAAACCTGACGTAACCCATGGCTGAACCCAGGGTGACAAGGCTCAACGCCGCCGACCCAAGCGCCACCTCCCCGATCGCCCGGTCCCGGGTGAAGGCGTCCTCGCTCACGATGTCCCGCCAGAACGTGTCCACAAAGACCGCAGCTGGCGTACCCCGCATCGCGGACTTGATGATGTTCGACGGCACCCGCTGAAACGGCTGAATGAACTTAAAGATCGGACCCACCACCCTGGCCTGGGACAACACCGACATGGCTTCACCGGGCAGCGACCCAAGTCGGCCAAACGGCACCCGTCCGTTCAACGCGAAGTTGGCCAGCCGGTGCTGGGCCTGGCCTTCGTCGACGTACTTCTGGGCAAAGTCGGTGAGCTCCTGGCCCTTGAGCCCCTGCGACTCCCCGATGCGAATACCTTCCGACAGGCTCCGGGTCTGCAACTCTGCCCACACGTCGTCGGTGAAGTTGACGGCGTTCATGAAGTCTTTGGCGTGCGGGCTCTCCATGGCGACGTCGGCCAGGTTCTTGCCGTTGATGACGGCATCGCGCATGGTTGCTTGGGTCCTGGCGTTGGCGTAGTCCTGGGCAAACTTCCATGCCTCTGGGCTGAACTCAGCCATGCCCCGCTCCGTCGCCAGGTCCATGCCGCGGGGCAGGTGGCGCACGTGCTCGTAGGAGTAGCCGCCCAGGGTGGAGTTGAAGCTGTCAATGCCGATTGCAAGACGGCTGGCGCCTGTGCCGACCACCTTCCACAAGGCGTTATGGCCATGCCCAAGGGCTTCTTGGCCATCTCTGTGCCCATGTCGACCGTGTTGATAGTCCAGCCGGTCCGGGCCTCGGGGCCGTTCAGCAGCTCGCCTTGGGCTTCTTTGGCTGCAACCCGGTCCATCCAGTCCAAGGTACTGACGTCCATGTTCATCAGCGGCCGGCCAGCCTTGAGTGAATGACCAGCAATGCGAAAGGCGTTGCTCAGGTTCATCCAGTACTGCTGGAACATCATCATTGAGTACATGCCTCGCTTCAACTCACCTGTCGCCACGGCGCCACCAGCCTGAGACAACGCCAGCCGGGCCAAGTTGAACACCCCGTTAAACAGGTTGGTGTTTTCGGTGACGCCGCTGCTGATGAGGTTGTTCACCCGCAGCATGAGCAACGGACCCAGGCTGCCACTGCTCGCATTGCGCAAGACGTCGAAGCTGCCCCATGTTTTCTCACGCATGGAGGGTTCTGCCCCTGCGCTGACCAAGGTCTGGGCCAAGGTGTCGGCCTCGGCCTGGGCCCTGGGTGTGATCTCGCCGCCGGCCGCGGCTGCCCTCAAGTCGTCGCTGAACGTCTCTTCGATCGGGTTGGCGGCTTCGAGCTCAAGGCCGCGCCTGACCTCTTCGCCGACGTCGATCGACTGGACGTCGGGCACGGCTGCAGCGACAGGCGGCTCTGGCGCCGGTGGAGCACCGGCCTCCCGGACCCCGGTGGCCGGCGGGATGACGTAGTCCCGGGACATCTGCATCTCAAGGCCCATCTGGCCCCAGCGCCTTTGGATGCCCATGACCGTTTGGTGCGATGCTCTGGCTGCGTTGGCCGCAGTGACCAGCCGGGCCAGCCGTTCGGACTGGTTGACCCCTTCGGCGTTGGCAGAGTTCAGCCACATTGCGGCCTCCATGGAGGCTTCGACTTGCGTCTTGTCAGACAAGGCCATGGCTGCGTTTAGGCTGCCGACCTGGTACTCACTGAGCGCACGGATCAGTGGCATCAGCCTGTCGTTGACCAGCTCTTGGTCGGCCCCGTGGCGGGTGAACCACTGCTGGACCAGGACCTGCGTTTCGGCAATGTTCATGACGGGGATGCCGGACTCCGTCGGCCGGCTTGGCAGCGCCTTGGTCATGGCGTCGTAGCCAGACACCAGGTCCTCTGTGATTGCCGCGTAGACGGTGTCACCGGACGGGCTCTGGACCTTTTGGAAGTTGTTGGCCATCAGGTCTTCCATGGTGATGTCGCCACGGATCAAGGCATCGTGGTTATCGCTAAGCGCTTGGGCGAACTTACGGACCCAGTCGTCGTTGTTGCCGGGGCCGGGGGGTGGATCGACGGGCCGAGGGCCTTGGGGCTCGACGGGCCCCTCGCTCGCAAGTGTTGCCCGCTCTGACAACAGGCCCTCGCTCTTGGCAAACTCAACGTCGCTCTTGAACCCAGGGGCCCCCATCTTTCTCAACATGTCCACCCGTTTCGCCCATTCCTTGGCGTCGTCCCATTCCATGTCCTGCCAGCTCTTGGCGTGGATCATGCCTGGGGTTTCTTTCAGCCTGCCGCTTGCCACTTCCTCAAAGATGCTGCGGATCGACGTCCAGCCACGGCCACGCATGGCGTTGTAAAGCTTCTCCATGCGATCAGACAGGTCGTCAACAAGCTTGATGCCAGCAAGGATTGTCTTGGCACCTGAGAGGATCACCCTGTCGCTCGCACCCATGGATTTAAGCAATGGGTTTTTGGGATCGACATCGGTAAAGAACTTGACGTCGTCTGCCGACAGGCCAAGAATCACGGCGCCAGGTGATGCACCGGCCTGAT